AGTATGATGTAGTCATGTGCTTAAAAGAAATATGGGAGGCGTGCCAAGAATGGAAATAGATAGAGGTGATTAGATGGACTTGACGCCTAAACAGAAAGCGTTTGCAGATGAATATATAAAGAATGGCGGAAATGCATCTGATGCCGCAATAAAGGCTGGATATGCTGAGAAAAACGCAAGAGTGATAGGAAATCAGAACTTAACAAAACTTAACATTTCTGAGTATATAGCTAAAAAGCAGTCTCTCATCGAAAAGCAAAAAGGCACTGATATCATGTCTTTGGCGGAAATTCAGCAACGCCGCTCCATGATTGCAAGAGGTGAGCTGACTGATTCATTCGGGTTCGCCCCGGACTTCTCCGATCAGCTAAAGTCCATGAATGATCTGGAAAAAACGCTTGCTATAAAAGAAGCCAGAGAAGAGCAGCGGAAAGCAGAAGAAAAAGCCAGATTGCAAGGCGAGTACCATATTGATCTGAATATTGTCCCGGACGTATTTCATAAAATGATTAGGGATATTCGAGCAAAGAAACACAGTGAATACATTCTCCCTGGCGGACGTGGTTCCATGAAGTCCTCAACTATATCTCTGATCATACCGGAACTGTTGAAGAATAATCCGAACATGCACGCTCTGATTCTGCGAAAAGTCGGAAACACTATCAAAGATTCTGTTTATGCTCAGATGAAATGGGCTATTGATAAATTAGATCTAAATGAGGAATTTACCTGTAAAGTATCTCCCATGGAGATTACATATAAGCCTACTGGACAGAAGATATACTTTCGTGGTGCCGATGATCCATTAAAGATTAAGTCCATCAAGCCGGAGTTTGGTTATATCGGCATTGTCTGGTTCGAGGAACTTGACCAGTTTGCCGGTCCGGAAGAAATACGAAATATTCAGCAGTCTGCGATTCGTGGCGGTAACGAAGCGTACAAGTTTAAATCATTCAACCCGCCGAGAAGTAAAAATAACTGGGCAAATGAATATACGGCAGAAGCAGAAGAAAAAGATGATAGCGCACTGGTTGTGCATAGCACATATCTTGATCTTGACATTGAGCAGGAATGGCTCGGAGATATATTCCTTGCAGATGCTGAACATCTAAAAGAAGTAAATCCAGACGCTTATGACAACGAGTATTTAGGACACGCCAACGGAAATGGTGGAAATATCTTTGAATACATCGAAGAAAGAACTATCACAGACGAAGAAATTAGTCACTTTGATAGAATCTATCAAGGTAATGACTGGGGATGGTTCCCGAACCCGTATGGATTTATCAGATTATATTATGATTCTGCCAGAGAAACAATATACTTCATTGATGAAATTTATGAAAATAAGAAATCAAATGAGTGGACTGCAAAAGAAATTAAACGTCGTGGCTACGATGATTACACGATCACAAGTGATAGTGCGGAACCTAAGTCAGTAAATGATTACAGAGATTTCGGATTGCCTGCTAGACCAGCAATTAAAGGGCCGGGGAGCATCGAATACTCCATGAAGTGGCTGCAAAGAAGAAGACTCGTGTTTGACCCTGCCAGAACTCCGAATGCAAGAAAAGAGTTTAAAAAGTATGAATACGAGCGAGACAAAGACGGAAATATTATCAGCGGCTATCCGGATAAAGATAATCATCTGATTGATGCGACCAGATATGCCACAGAGTCAATGTGGACCAGAAGGGGGAACAGTGCATAATGAGCAAAGTGAATGCAGTTATTGTCGGGGAAACCATTATTCCCGTGAAGGATATTGTAAGTGTAAACGCAAGTTACGGGGAGGTCGAAATTGAATATAGAGAAGATATCGAAAAAGGCGTTATGCGAACAGTGAAACTGAATACACCATACAGAAATACTGGCGTTATCGTGGGCGACAATATAGGTGATGAATAAATGGGAATTTTATCAACGCTAAAAAGGTGGTTTAACATGATTTTTAAAAAACAAGCTGAAGAGGACTTTAATATCCAGGCAGCAGAGTTTCCAGAGATGGAATCACTGATTAACCGGTGCGCGAACATTTACAGAGGTGCGCCGGAATGGCTGGATGATAAGAATAATATCAAGACGATCAATTTTGCTAAATCTGTCTGCTCAGAAACAGCTCGGCTCGCAACGCTGGCGATCGGCATTCAGATAGACGGTTCTGCAAGGGCTACGTGGCTACAGGAACAGATCGACAAGGTATATTTTCAAATCCGTCACTGGGTAGAATATGGCTGTGCTTATGGAACAGTATTTATTAAGCCAAATGGTGAAAGCATTGACGTATTTACTCCGGCAGATGTGATGATCGTGGACTATGATAATCAGGAAATTAAGGGAATCATATTCAAGGATTCTTATACTGTTGGACGGAAATACTATACACGGCTTGAATATCATAGATTTGTTGAGACTACCGTGGATGGCGTGACGACCTATCCGTACTACGTTTCTAATAGAGCCTATGTGTCAAAATCCCCTCAGTCAATCGGCGATAAGATTGACCTTAAACAGACCAAATGGGCTGACCTTATGGCAGATACGCCGCCGATTCTCAAGGCAAATGGAGAGAAGCTGGACGGGCCTCTGTACGGAGTACTGCGGACGCCGCAAGCGAATAACGTGGATATTAATGCACCATTGGGATTGCCGATTTTTGCCGAAGCTATCGAGGAGTTAAAAGACCTCGACATTGCATACAGCCGTAATGCCGGAGAAATATTTAATTCTCAGAAGATTGTTCTGGCAGATGATAGACTGCTGATGCCAAGTGGCACACCTGTAGCAGCCATGTCACCACAGGGCATGGAGAACAGACGCAATGAGATGAACTTACCGCACTTTGTCAAGAATGTATTCGGACAGGACGAGAAAGAGTTTTACCAAGAAATCAATCCGCAACTCAACACGGATACCCGCATAAGTGGCATAAATGCCCTTTTAAGCCAGCTGGGGTATAAGATTGGATTCTCCAATGGGTATTTTGTTTTCAATGAATCTAGCGGCATTCAGACAGCTACAGGAGTAGAAGCAGAACAGCAGAGGACAGTACAGTTCATTAAAGATGTTCGAGACAAACTGGAATCCTGCTTGAACGAAGTTATCTATGCACTGAACGCCTACGCTGACCTGTACGGACTTGCACCAGTCGGAGCTTATGAAGTCAATTATGATTTTGGAGACATTCTGTATGTGCGTGAAAACGACCGTGCAAGATGGTGGCAGTATGTGACCACTGGCAAGGTTCCGGCATGGTTGTATTTCGTAAAGTTTGAGGGAATGACTGAGGAAGAAGCGAAAACAATGGTCAAAGAAGCTCAGCCAGACGAGCCAACATTATTTGGAGAGGAGTAAAAAGATGGTAGATAAGCCAGTAACGAGGGAAGAAAAATATCTTGCGTACTTGACAGGCGATTATAAGGGCGAACTCCCAAAGCCAATTACGAGAAAAGAGAAGTATTTATACGAATTATGTTTAAAAGGAATAGGCGGCGAAATCTCACCGGAAGAAATCAAGAATGCAGTAAATGAGTACCTTGAAAAGAATCCGGTCAAGCCCGGAGCCACGGCAGAACAGGTACAGCAGATTGAGCAGAACAAGATAGACGTTGCTTCGCTGAAAGAGAATGTCAAATATCTTAGCGATTCTTATGTTACGCCGGAAATGTTCGGGGCGAAAGGTGACGGTGTTACTGATGATACAGAAGCACTTTTGAAAGCTATTGCTACAGGCTACCCCATTAGAGGAAAAACAGGTTCAAAATATTCTATTAAATCTCAATTAGTATTTTCAGATAATTGTACTATAGAAAATATTATATTTAGTAGCTAGTGCGGAAATAGAAAGTGTTATTAAATACAGTAAACGTAATACAATTATTCGTAATGTACAAATCGACTGCAACAACTTAGTGAATTATGGAATTTTAGGCGCATCTAATACGCCTACAGACGTTTTATATTTTGCCAGTATAAAAAAATGTTCTGTAGTTAATGCGTTAATTGACGGATATAACACCGGCTTAATAAGAACATTCATGAATGATTGCATTGCTAAAGGGTGTGGTAATGCTGGGTTTTATATCGATGCAAGCGATACCAAGCATGACAACCTTGTACCGATTGATTGTAAATATGGTGTGTACGTTAATAGAGGAAATACAAGCATAGGTAGATTTCACCCGTGGTCGTGGGAAAAAGAACAAATTGGTTTATTTGTAGGAACAAATTACTCTGTAACTATTGAATATTATTTTAATGATACAAATCAATATGCAATTAGCTTTTCTGCAGGTGTTGATATTACGATCGGAACGTTAAGAAATTTTAACAATATAAACGCACCATCTGCTATATCCGATGGGTGCAGAATGCTGGTAAGAAATGAAGATACAAATACATATATTCCATATATCGCAATAGGAACAATTTGTGGATCTTTCAATGGTTATGATGATTACTTTTTATATCCAGATAATTACCAAATAGGTTATATGTCAGTTCAAAGAGTAAACTTAGTTAATGTTGGCACACGTTTTGATAAAAAAATGTTTCGTTTATCGTATGTACCGTCATCATTATATGAAGAGGTGCTAAAAAAGTTTAATATTACGAGTAACGTTTTGACGATTTCGTCATGCACGATGCAAGGATGCAGAACAGATTTGAATGGATATGAAATTAGATTGCGAGTTAGTTTTGAAAAATCAAATACAACATTAGAACCATTAAGCGAAATATTGAGTATACAATATATTGGGGCTGATACTGATACTGTATATTATAAACTATTAGGAGCTAATGCGTCATACACAGAATTATCTTTTTATACTGCGAGAAAAAAAAATGATGATAATAAATTTAAAGGCATGACGTTAAGATGTAATGATTCATTTTCTTTTAACGGTATATTAATATTATATTTGGATTTATATGTAGAATTATATCGTTAATTAACTAAATGGGCTTTGGTTAACCAGAAAAAACCAAAACATGTACCACAACATTTATCGAAAAAGGTGATATGCTATACTTAGTCCAGAATATTTACGTCGGATAACAGAGGGCAGTGAACAGATTGCCGAAGAACTACATCAGTATATCGTCTCTGAGATTGTGTCAAGAATGATGGCAAGAATCGGCAGGGGTGAGGACTATATTCTAACTAATGCTGATGCGTGGAGAATCAGAACACTACAGGAATCCGGTGAACTGCTAGAGGACATTCTGGCAGAACTATCCAGATATACCAAGCGTGAACAGCAGGAACTTCTTGAAGCGTTTGAAGATGCCGGAATCACTGCAATGAACTATGATGATAAGATATACAAGGCGGCAGGATTAAGCCCTGTACCGCTCGAACAGTCGCCGGCCATGATAAGGCTCATGGAGCGGAATATGCTTGCGACCATGGGAGAGTGGAAGAATTTCACACGAACAACCGCAAGTGCCGCTCAGAGGCTCTATATTGAGCAATGCGACCTTGCATATAATCATGTGATGACTGGGGCCGTTGGGTATACGCAAGCCATTAAAGAGGCAGTTAACAACGTTGTGAGCGATGGTGTTACCGTCACATATCCATCTGGTAGAAAAGACACAATTGAAACAGCAGTTGCACGTTCTGTTAGAACTGGCGTGGCACAAGCTACGGGGGATATATCTCTAAAGCGTATGGAAGAAATGGACTGGGATTTGATTCTGGTCAGTGCTCACATGGGAGCCAGAACAGGTGACGGCGGCGAGAATCCGGGAAATCACTCATGGTGGCAAGGCAAGATATACTCTCGTTCTGGCAAGAGCAAGAAGTTCCCGCCGTTCTCGTTGACCGGATACGGAACAGCAAGTGGACTGTCAGGAGTTAACTGTCGACATAGTTTTGGAGCCAGTGACGGTGAATTCAATCCCTATACGGAATTATCAGCACAGGATAAAGCTGATAAAGGCAAACAGTACGAAAAGGAACAGCGGCAACGTACTTATGAACGGAGAATCCGCAAAACGAAGAGAGAAGTTCTCGGAATGCAAGCGGCGGTTGATAACTGTAAGGATGAACAGACAAGATTCGCACTTCAGCAAGACCTTGACCGGAAGTCTTATCTTTTGCAGAAACAAAATGCTGCATACAAAGATTACTGCAAGCAGAACGACCTAAGGGAACTGCAAGACCGGCTTATGATAGCAAAGTGGAATCGTCAGAATGCCGCTAAAGCCAGAGGAGCGGCAAAAAGATATAAAACAGCAAAGGGGATTGACTGATGGATAAATGGGAGTATTTTAATCCTAATCCTGTTAAGGATAAGAGAACAGGAGATTGCGTTGTCCGGGCAATATGTAAAGCAACTGGCTTCGACTGGGAAACAGTATTCGCCGGATTAATGATACAGGCATGTACTCTGTCAGATATGCCGAGCGCAAATTATGTCTGGGGAGCGTACCTCTATAAGCATGGATACAGGCGAAAACTGATTGAGCAGTCGGAGCGATATATTTATACAGTCAATGACTTTTGCGCAGATCATCCAACAGGCACATACATTCTCTGTATAGATGGTCATGTGGTGACAGTGCAGGATGGCAAATATTTCGATACATGGGATTCCGGAAATGAGATCCCGGTATATTACTGGGAAAAGGAGAATAAATGAGCATATCAGAATTTGTACAGATTTTCCTCTCTATCTGCGGAGGGGTGTCCATTGTCGGAGGGGCAGCAGCTGTGATCTTTAAGTGGATTACTCCGGCATTCCGGCTCAATAAGCGAGTAGAAACACTGGAAGAACATGATAAACGAGATTACGAGAGTCTTCAGAGGATTGCAGAACGTGATTCGTTGATTCTGGAAGTGTTGTCGACCATGTTGGACAGTCAGATCAGTGGGAATAATGTGGAGGAATTAAAAAAAACAAAACAGAAGCTTACAAATTATCTTGCACAGAATCAACGTTAATTGCATTAATAAGGGGTATGCTCATGAAGTTATATGTGTTCACAAAGAAAGATATAGACAGATTCTTGATAGAGTGTAATTTTACACCGGACGAAGAAAGACTGTTCCGGCTGAGATGCAAGGAATATACACTCGAATACTGCGCTGAACAGATGAACGTGAGTATATCCACGGCGAAACGATTGAGCCGACGGGTGAACAATAAAATAATTAAAGTGTGCTGATACTTTTTAGACACTAATTAGAGCCAGAAACGACCTGTTTCCGGTTCTTTTTTTATGCAAAAATATAATCAGAAAGGCGGTGCATAAGATGGCATTATACAGCAATCCTTATCAATATAGTTTTGGCGTTCCGGGACAGATGAATCAGTTCCAGCAACAGCCTGTACAGATGCCAGCTCAACCAGTACAGCAACCCCAACAGAATAACAATGGTATCCTGTGGGTATCTGGCGAAGTCGGTGCAAAATCCTATCTAGTAGCACCTGGGACAAGTGTTTTACTGATGGATTCAGAGAGCGAAAAGTTCTACATAAAATCTACAGACGCTTCTGGTATGCCACAACCATTACGGACGTTTGAATACCATGAAATAGGCACTCAAATGCCACCTAAACAGCCTGTTCAGAACATGGACAGTAAATATGTCACCAGACAGGAATATGACGATTTAAAGGGCAAATACGAAGCTATTATAAACCGATTAAATTCTTTTTCTGAACCTGTTAGAGCTAATACCGCACAGGAATCAGCAGTCAAGGGAGGAAACGCAGATGAGTAATCCATTATTCAATGCCCTCGGTGGTGGGATGTCACAGGGAAACGGGCCAATGCAGATGATACAGCAGTTCATGCAATTTAGACAGAATTTTAAGGGAGACCCGAAGGAAGAAGTCCAGAAGATGTTACAGTCTGGGAAGATTTCTCAGCAACAGCTTAATCAAGTTCAGCAGATGGCGGGACAGTTTCAACACATGCTGAAAGGAATGAAATAGTACATTACAATCTGGCCAGATTGATGTAAATACACAATAAAGGAGATTATAACTATGGATGGAAATTATAGCTTAGCAGATATTGCCGCCGCTACTGGAAACGGTAGAAATAATGACGGCATGTTTGGCGGAGATGGTAGCTGGTGGATTATTGTTTTATTCATTTTTGCTTTCTTCGGATGGGGAAACAACGGCTGGGGCAATAATGGCAATGGCGGCGGATATGCAGCCACAGCAGCTACTCAGGCAGACATTCAGAGAGGATTCGACAATTCAGCGGTAATCAGCAAACTTGATGGAATCAACAGTGGCCTGTGCGATGGTTTTTATGCCATGAATAATGGTATGCTTACCGGATTCAATGGAATCAACACAAACATCATGCAGACCGGCTTTGGAATCCAGCAGGCAATCAATGCTGATACTGTAGCGAATATGCAGAACGCCAACGCTTTACAGGCACAGCTTGCGAACTGCTGTTGTGAAACCAGGGAAGCTATCCAGGGCGTAAACTACAATATGGCACAGAATACCTGCGCATTGCAGAACACAATGAACAGTAACACAAGAGACATTATTGACAGTCAGAATGCAGGAACAAGAGCCATTCTTGACTATCTTTGCAATGAAAAGATTTCTAGTCTGCAGGCTGAGAATAATGATCTCAGACGTGCTGCATCTCAGGATCGCCAGAGCGCACTTCTCACAACTGCAATGGCTTCTCAGACACAGCAGCTCATTAATGCAATCAATCCAGCACCGATTCCGGCATATCAGGTTCCTAACCCGAACACATATTACGGATGTGGATGCGGATGCAACACCGGATGCAATTGCTGATAACTTCATATCGAGAGTATCTTTCGATTGATTTCGGATGTCGGCTTATGCCGTTATTACACAGAGGGGCAGGCTGAGACCTGTCCTTTTGTGATATGAAAGGAGTATTTTTATGGCAGAATTTACAAATGTGGCTGCTCAGACTGTAGCAGCAAATGGAAACGTAGTATTTTCAAACACAGCAGTTAAAGGTTCTAACTGCATTCAGCACAGAGAGGGAAGTGGAATCATCACTCTAAGAGGACTGACTAACCAGTGTAAAGCGAGATTCTTCGTGGATTTTTCTGGTAATATCGCAATTCCAACAGGCGGTACTGTCGGAGCTATCTCACTGGCTATTGCAATTTCTGGTGAGCCGGTTCTTTCTTCTCAGATGATTTCCACACCGGCAGCAGTAAATCAGTACAATAATGTGTCCGCAGGTATCTATATTGATGTGCCTCGCGGATGTTGCGTTAATATCGCAGTAGAGAACACAAGCGATCAGGCAATATCTGTTGCGAACGCAAATATTGTTGTGACCAGAGAAGCGTAGGAGGTGCGATTATGAGAGACATTAAAGACTTATGTGCAAGAATTGAAGACGAACTGTCCAAAATCGCTGATAATGGACTGACCACTGGAAATCTGGAAATGACATACAAACTGATTGATATGTACAAAGACATAAAGAACACGCAGTACTGGGACAAGAAAGTGGAGTACTATAACACTGTCCTTGATGAGATGCGTGGCGGATACAATGACGATTACAGCGAACGCGGAAGAAAGCGCGACAGCATGGGGAGATACAGCGCAAATGACGGCAGAATGATGCCGGATTATGACCGAGGCAGTTCTTATGCCAGACGTGGTGAGCATTATGTTAGAGGACATTACAGCCGCTCTGACGGACGAGATGCTTATGACGACTATATGACACAGAAACAGAGCTATCGTTCCGGCAAGTCTGAAGACTGCAAAAGAAAGATGCTCGCCGCATTGGAAGAACATCTGGACGAACTTACAACAGAAATGAGTGATATGTCCAAGGATGCAGAGTGCCGGGAAGAACGTGATCTTGTCAAGAGATACGTAGAAAAACTCCGTGATATGCTCTAAAAACACAAAAGTGGTAGAGAGGTAGTTAAAAGAAATCTGTTATAATGTAATTGTGCAGCAGGAAGCACAAGTAAAACGGTTGTTTTTGACATTTTCGTTTTAATCCTCCTTTCTTTAATTTAGTAGCTGGTACGCACGCTTTAACGGAAAGTTGAACAGGTTCGAATCCTGTCGTGCGTATTTGCCATCTGGCACGCAAGATGGCTCACCTCCTTGATTAAGGTTTTTGTTATTCATACTTTTCTTTTAAAAAAGAAATAAATATCCGAAACAACTCGTGGCAGGCATGACACGTTAAACACCTTGCTAACCCGGGAATCCGGGTTATGTGGAATGTACGCTAGTGGAAAACTGACAGAGTCGCACTCTGGTCTCCGGTTCGATTCCGGGCGCTCCGCTTTAATCCGCTTAGAGTTAAGCTGTTTGTATACAGGTGGTCTATGTCTCAGGTGGATTTACGCTATAGCGAAAGAAGTGAAATTCACCCCAGTTTCTTTTTAGAGGGTTGGCCGTTATAGGCGGCATGGAATGTAGCTCAGTGGTAGATCGCACTGTAAATGTGAGGTCGCAGGTTCGATTCCTGCCTTTCCGATTACCTTGCCAGTGGTCTAACTGGCTTAATCCATTTACCTGCGGCGGCAGGTCAATAAACACGACCAGGAGGATGTTATGCAGAAACTTATTGACACTTTAAAATCATTTGGAATTGAAATCCCGGAGGATAAACAGGCAGATGTAAAGAAAGCACTCTCTGAGAATTACAAGAATGCAAAGGAAGTTGCAAAAACTCTGTCAAAAGTCGAGGGAGAACGTGATGACTGGAAAGTACGTGCTGAGACAGCAGAAGAAACCTTAAAAAGTTTTGACGGTATCGACCCGGCAAATATTAAAAGCGAGTTAGAGACTTGGAAACAGAAAGCGGCAGATGCAGAGAAAGAATTCAATGCAAAAATCTACGACCGTGATTTCTCGGATGCTCTGAAAGCGGCACTCGATGACGTTAAGTTTTCCAGCGAAGCGGCAAAGAAATCAGTCATGGCAGACATCAAAGAAGCAGGTCTTAAACTGAAAGACGGTAAAATCCTTGGCCTGAACGATCTGATCGAGCAGATGAAGCAGTCTGACGCATCTGCTTTTGTGGATGAATCTCAGCAGCAGGCTCAGCAGAATCAGGCAAGATTTACCACTCACGTTGGACAGCAGCAGACACCGGGAAGCATGACTAAAAAAGATATCGAAGCGATCAAAGACCCGTCCGAGAGACAGGCTGCAATTGCTCAGAATATCCAGTTATTCCAGTGATTTTTTACACCGACTATACACCAGAGTATAGCCGCTAACCCAATGCCTTAATAATTAATTATGGGTAGAAAGGATTTTATATGGCAGCAAAAGCTAATCTTATTATGACAAATGATATTCAGGTAAAAGCACGTGAGATTGATTTTGTTACCAGATTCGAAAGAAACTGGGAACACTTACGTGAAATACTTGGTATCATGCGTCCAATCAAAAAGACGCCCGGAGCGGTTCTTAAATCAAAATATGCAGAGGGTACATTACAGAACGGAAATGTTGGTGAAGGTGAGGAAATCCCTTACAGCAAATTCGTTGTAAAAGAAAAACCCTATGCAGAAATGACTATCGAGAAATACGCAAAGGCTGTATCTATCGAAGCAATCAAAGATCACGGTTACGAGAACGCTGTTCAGATGACCGATGATGAATTCCTCTTCCAGCTTCAGACTAATGTTACTGAAAGATTTTACAACTATCTGAAAACAGGTACTCTCTCATTCACGGAAACCACTTTCCAGATGGCTCTGGCAATGGCTAAAGGTCGTGTAGAAAACAAATTCAAACAAATGCATAGAAATGTAACTGGCGTTGTTGGGTTTGTAAATATTCTGGACGTGTACGAGTATATCGGAGCAGCTGGGATTTCTATTCAGAACCAGTTCGGCTTCCAGTATGTGAAAGACTTCCTGGGATTCAATACGATTTTCTTACTGTCTGACAGTGAAATTCCGAGAGGAACAGTAATCGCTACACCTGCTGAAAATATCGTTCTGTACTATGTTGACCCGAACGAATCTGATTTCGCAAAAGCGGGTCTTGTATATACTGTATCCGGTGAAACAAATCTGATCGGATTCCATACACAGGGCAATTACCACACAGCAGTGTCTGAATCATTCGCAATCATGGGGCTTACCCTCTTTGCAGAATATATTGACGCTGTTGCTGTCGGAACTATCGACACAACTCAGACACTGGGAACCCTCACTGTAAACTCCGCAGCAGGAAGTAAGAGTGGAGATACAAAAGTAACCATTACTCCGGCAAAAGCAAACGCAGGGAATGCATATAAATACAAAGTTGCATCTTCTGAGACTGCCGTAGACTACGGACAGAATGTGAAGAACTGGAGCGCATGGGATGGTGAATCCGACATTACAGCAACAACAGGGCAGGTAATCACAGTGGTTGAATGTGACAGCACATATAAAGCACTGAATGCTGGACACGCGACTGTAACAGCGAAATCATAAATGTAGGAGGTAACTGGCATGGCTTATGCAGATTATAAATTCTATATAGAATCATTCGGCAATGTTGTGCCAGAAACCGACTTCTCACGACTGGCAGAAAGAGCCAGTGATTTTGTGGACACAATGACGTTTGACAGACTGGTGGACGGACTGCCAACAAACGAACGCTCACAGAAGCGTATCAAAAAGGCGGTCTGTTCATTGGCTGAATTAATGTATCAGATTGAGCTTGCTGAAAAGAATGCTACCAATGCCGCTGTGAGTGGTGCGTCAACCGCAATCGGGTCCGGTGGTAGCACGACAGGCATTGTAACATCTGTAAGTTCCGGCAGTGAATCCATCTCTTACGCAACGCCTCAGCAGATTGGAGCGGGTGCAAAGGAATGGAGTGCGGTATATGATGCCGCCGGAGATGTACGGAAAACGAATGACTTACTTCTTAAGACAGCTTTTCCGCTTCTGATGGGAGTAAGGACGGATGATGGAATACCGATTCTTTATGCGGGGATGTGAGTATGAAATATGCGCGAATAAAACCGACTATAGTTGAAGCTATTCAGTGTTTTACCACTCCAGAGAGTATAACTCAAATTGAGAAGTTTGTTGGCAATTCGGTAAAAATTAATAATAATCTTAACCCGCCGCACATTGAGATTTCTGCATATCCTGCTCTATTTAGAGATGGCGAAAGAGTTGATTCGGTACTCGTAGAGCCCGGAGACTACGTCTTGCGTGATGAAGAAGGGTATTTCGATACAATGGTAAAGGATGAGTTTGAAGAAGAATTTAAGGAGGTATCTGAATAATGGAATTAAAACAGACAGTTGAAATGATGAACAGTGCAGATTACAAGGAACGCTTTAAGGCAGAGTATATGCAGGTGGTTGTTCGATATAAGAAACTTGCGAATATGCTTGAAAAGTGGGACAAAGGGGAACTCCCATTTACTCCTACTTGTCCGAGAAGCACTTACAATATGCAGGTAAGAGCAATGACGGATTATATTGCTGTTCTGGAAGCAAGGGCAGTTATGGAAAAAGTTGATTTGGAGGTATGATTATGGACATTTCAACACTTGGCTCATGCATCGCAATCGTTATGATTTGCTACATCGTAGGAATGGGCTGTAAAGCATCAAAAAGAATCTCTGATGAATGGATTCCAGTGATCATGGCGGTTATTGGTGGCATTCTCGGAGCTGTCGGGATGGGAGTTATCCCGGACTTCCCGGCAACGGATTATATCACAGCGGTTGCGGTCGGTATGTTTAACGGACTGTCGGCCACTGGCGTGAATCAGATTATTAAACAGACAGTGCAGAAAGAATAATTAAGGAGAGGATATCATGTATTCGTCTAAAATTACACTTTTTAATTACTACGAAAGTGCCACGACAGGAGATGCGTACTGGTATCCTCATGTGCTATCTGACGTTGACCTTATTACTGACAAAGGGGCAATCCTTAAAAAGTACGGTCCAGACGCAACAGACAACGCACAGTTACACATCCATTATACTGTCCAGAACGGCGATATAACCATTGCTGACAGGAATGGTAAGATTCTCCCATGGGTACCGCCTAAGGAGTGGAAAAGACAGATTAACAACGCTCTGGAGGATACGATTACATTCTCAGATGAATCGTTCTTCTGGGAGGGTGAGTGGACTGGCGGAACAGTATCTGATGGTGATTATCGGAGCGGATTCTATCAGTACATGAACGAGAACAAGGATAACGTGTTCAAGATTACCAGTGTAGGTGGTCCATATACACTGATTCCACATTTTGAGATTCTGGGTAAGTAATATGAGCAAGATTCATCATTTTAAAGGGTTCTCCGTAGTCGATGGAGATATGAAAATTAAACTGAATATGGACAGATTCTCCAGACAGTATCAAGAAGCTCAGTATCTCCTTGATGGAATGGTCATGGACAGTATGGTTCCGTTTATGCCGATGATTTCAGGAGACTTTATCAATAAGACAAGGGCAAGAAGTTCCTCTATGCAAGGCACAGGCTTTGTTTGTGCGGCGGCAGAGCCTTATGGCAGATTCCTCTATATGGGAAAAACGATGGTGGACGAGCTGACCGGAAGTCCTTACGCTCGGCAGTATGCGAAGAAAGTCCTTGTCAGTCAGTTCTCTGGTCAGACAGCCGCAAAGGAAAATCTTGAATACACCAAACAGGCTCACCCACGGGCACAGGCAAAGTGGTTTGATGCCGCTAAACGGCAATATGGTGACACATGGGTTCGCAAAGTAAAAGCACAGGCAGGAGGTGGCAGGCATAGCAGATAAACCTATCGGAAAAGACGCAACCGGATACGAAATTCTGACAGATGCCATGAAAGCACTTCTGAACCAGTATCCGGGACTGTATGAAAATGAAACAATCAAGTTTGAAGAACTTGGCAAGGAATCAGGAATTGCGTTCTCGGCAGATAATGGAGCTTTGATTTATTCAGAAAAAGAAGATGTTTGTGGCGTAATGCACCAGGTATGCCAGTACCCATTTTACGTGGTATATCGCACAGCATCCGACAAGGAAAGGCAGAAGCTATCCGTTCAGAAGTTCCTAGATAATCTCGGTAAATGGATATGCCGAGAACCAGTTATCATAAATGGCTCTGAGACACGTTTAAATGCGTTTCCTGAGCTTTCTCAGGGGCGAGTGATAAAACGTATCACCCGTGATAATTCCTATGGTTTAGAACCACAGGAGAGTGGTGTACAGGATTGGTTATTACCATTAACGGTACGCTACGAAAATACTTATGAAGTAATATAACAAGTAACAACCAGCTATCAATCGGAGATAGTCGCTAACCTACACAGCCTTTTAAAAGTTATAGGCAGAAAGGACATTTCTATGGCAGTTACAGGCAAAATTGACCGTAAATATATGGCTCATTATATCGATGCAGGTTCTCTCTGTGGAGGACTGACACCGAAGTATGAACGTCTTGGAAAAGATCTGGAAGAGTACAATGTTGAACTCAATCCAGACACCGAAACCTCTAAAAACATTCTTGGAGAATCCACATTCAAACATAACGGCTACGAAGTTTCTTCTGACGCTGATCCATTCTATGCAGACACTACTTCTGATCTGTTTACAGCATTACAGAAGATTGTAGATGGACGTCTCAAAGACGATAACCTCAAAACAAAAGCAGTTGAGGTTCACCTTTGGACAGAAGCCACAGCAGGCAAGTATGAAGCATATCAGCAGGACTGCTACGTTGTGCCGACCTCCTACGGCGGTGATACATCTGGCTATCAGATTCCGTTTACCGTCAATTATACCGGCGAACGAGTAAAAGGAAAATTTGATATCAGTTCCGGCACATTTACAGCTGACAGCGAATAATTTTTAGGAGGATATAGAAAATGGCAAAAACAATTAATACAAACATTGATGATGGATTTCTTCTTTTCACATTCACAAACAAACAGGGTGAAGTGTTCTCTTCATTTAAGCTGAACCCTACCGACATTAACGTTGCAGCAAGAGCGGAAGAATTGGAAACTTTCTTTGAGCAGGCTCAGGAATCTGTTAAAAATGTTTCTTCCAGCAAAGAGATGGCTGAGATTAATAAGCAGATTGAGGACAAAATCAATTATATGCTCGGATATGAAGCATCTAAGGATTTATTTAAAGAACCAATTACCGCAACAACTGTTTTTGGAAATGGTCAGGTATTCGCTTATATCGTCCTTGACAAAATCAATGAAGCACTTACTCCAGAGATTGAAAAGAGAAAGAAAAAAATGCAGGAAGTGGTCAATAAGTACACGGAGAAGTATACAAAATGACCGCCTATGAGTTGCCCACCTCACTAAATATCAGTGGGGTGGATTTTTCTATCAGAACGGATTTTCGAGTAATTATTGACATTCTGGTCGCCATGAATGACCCAGAATTGGACGAACAGGCGAAAGCTGTTGTTATGTTACAGATTTTGTTTGAGGACTGGCAAAGCATACCCCTGGAACATCTTACAGAAGCTTGTCAGAAAGCTTGCGAGTTTATTGATTGTGGTCAATTCGATGATATCCCGAACAAGCCCAAACCCCGTTTGATGGACTGGGAACAGGATGGAGATATGATCGTTCCGGCTGTGAACAAGGTTGCTGGTAAAGAAATCAGATCAGTACCTTATATGCACTGGTGGACGTTTTTTGGATACTTTATGGAATCTGGCGAGTGCCTGTTCAACACCGTAGTTGGAATCCGGTCAAAAAAAGCAAAGGGCGAAAAGTTCGATAAATGGGAAAAGAAATTCTATCAAGAGAATAAAAACATAATTGACATAAAAACACGTCTCAGCGACGAGGAGCAAGCTTATAAAGATAAGCTGAATGAGATGTTGAACCTCAAATAGTTAGGAGGTGGACACATGGCTGCTGATGGCTCAGTCATTATTGATACCAGAATGGACACATCAGGCGTGCAAAACGGCGTATCAGCAATCAGGCAGTCTTTTAACGGACTTGGCAGCGTAGTAAAAAAAATAGGCGTACTGATTGGCGGAGCATTTGCGATTGGAAAACTGACGCAGTTCGGTAAGGAATGCGTAGAACTCGGCTCTAACCTTGCCGAAGTGCAGAACGTGGTCGATGTTACATTCACAACCATGTCGGACAAGGTAAACGAATTTGCAAAGAATGCTATGACCTCTGCCGGACTGTCAGAAACCATGGCAAAACAGTATGTCGGAACGTTCGGAGCAATGTCTAAGTCGTTCGGTTTCTCCGAAGCACAGGCTTACGACATGTCAACAGCTCTGACACAGCTGACTGGTGACGTAGCATCATTTTACAACATCAGTCAGGACTTAGCCTATATCAAACTGAAATCAGTGTTTACAGGTGAAACGGAAACACTCAAGGACCTCGGCGTGGTAATGACTCAGTCGGCACTTGACCAGTACGCACTTGCAAACGGCTACGGCAAAACCACATCTGAAATGACAGAACAGGAGAAAGTGGCTCTTCGTTTGGCTTTTGTGCAGAAACAGCTATCTACCGCATCTGGTGATTTCATTCGAACATCTGACTCATGGGCGAACCAAGTGCGAGTGATGCAGCTGCAGTTACAATCTCTCAAGGCAACAGTCGGACAGGGATTAATCAATCTCTTCACTCCCGTTTTGAGAGTTATTAATATTTTACTGGGCAAACTGGCAACTCTGGCGAATGCCTTCAAGTCATTTACGGAGTTAATCACCGGGAAAAAATCTTCTGGTCAGACAGGTGCAAGTGGCGCAGGTCTTGCCGGGACAGATGCAATAGCTGATACGGCAGACCAATATGGAAATGCTGCCGACAATGCCGAAAAGCTGGCAGATGCAACAAATGATACAGCAGACGCAACTAAGAAAGCCACTAAGGCGGCAAAAGGATATCTTAGTCCTCTCGACGAAATAAATAATTACTCAACGGATAAAAGTGCGGATTCATCGTCAAAAGTACCGGGCGCAACTGGCGGACTTGCAGATCAGATGAAAGATGCTGTACAAAATGTTGATTACGGAAAGGTAGCAGAGGGCGAGACGGTTCTTGATAAGATGTCAAAACCGCTAAAAAAGATAATCGACAGATTTAAGCAGCTGGCTAAGTTAATTGCAAAAGGATTCTGGGATGGATTAGGAGATTACGAGCCAATTTTTGACGGAATAAAAAAGGATCTCGATTCCATATGGAAATCTTTAAAGGATATCTTTACTGATTCAGAAGTTACTAAAGCAGCAAATAATTTTCTTGATTCATTTGCATATGCAATTGGACAAGTTGCCGGTTCATTTGCCAGAATTGGATTGACAATTGCGCAAAACATTATAGGCGGAATTGAAAAGTTTTTAAAGCAGAACACGCAAAGAATAAAGAACTATCTGATAGATATGTTCAATATCGGCTCTGAAATTTCGCAAATCGCAGGGAATCTTGCAGTTGCTTTCGCTGATGTTTTCTCAGTTTTCGGTGGAGAAACTGCGCAACAGATCACAGCAGATTTAATCGGAATCTTTGCTGAAATCGGAATGGTTCTTACGGAAACGGCTGCAAAACTTGGCAGAGACATCCTTAACATGATTGCGCAGCCTTTTATCGACAACAAGGACATTTTAAAGTCAGCAATCGAGGGTAGTCTCGGAGCAATAGAAACCGTAACAAGCGGCGTCTTAATAGTTGTTCAAAACCTTAGCGACGCAATATCAAGGTTATACGATGAACACGTAAAGCCGTTCTTTGATTCTATAGCAAATGGACTGTCAAGCATATTTGGAACTCTGATAACTGGATATAACACATACGTTCTTCCAGTACTACAAGGACTGGCGGAACAGTTCAAAGGACTATTAGAGGGACCATTAGGGGATGCGATTTTAAAGATAGAAGCATTCCTCGGAAAACTCATTGATTCTCTGAAACTTCTGTGGGAGTCAGTGTTAGTGCCTTTGATTAACTGGATAATCGCAAATTTGCTTCCGGTTGTGGCAAAGATAATTGACGTTGTAGGAACCACAGCAATAAAAGTCTTGGAATCATTAATTAAAATTATTGGTGATGTAACAGACACGCTGAGTGGAATCATTGATTTTCTTGTCGGCGTTTTCACGGGAGACTGGGAACTGGCTTGGCAGGGAATAAAAGAGATTGCGGATGGAGCATGGAGTTTTATCAAAGATGTTGTGTCAGGTGCGTGGGAGATAATTAAAACCGTAACAAAAGGCGCGTTGAGTATAATAAAGAGCATCATCAGCACTGCTTGGAATGCGATTAAAGCATTGACTTCAACAATCTGGAACGCAATTAAAAAGACCCTTTCTGGTCTTTGGAACTCTCTTAAATCCACAGCCAGCACAGTATTTAATGCAATTAAAACTAAAGTTGTAGGCGTATGGGACAGCGTAAAGAACAAGACATCAAAAACATGGGAAAACGTAGCTACGTTCGTATCTAATAAAGTAGAAGCGATAAAAAATGCTATCACTAATAAGTTTAATGCCGCCAGAGATGCAGTCAGATCTGCGTTTGAAGGCATTGTGGATTTTATTAAAGCTCCGATCAATCAAGCAATCAGCATTGTTAATAATGCAGTTGGAATGATTAATAATGCAATTGGTGGAATTGAATCTGCATTTTCCTTTGGACCCTGGACTGTTCCAACACCGTTTGGTTCAAAGACTATTGGATTTCATGCAACATTTCCACGTATCGGAACTATCCCATATCTGGCCAGTGGTGCAGTTATTCCACCAAGGTCAGAATTCCTTGCGGTATTAGGTGACCAGAAGAAAGGCAATAACCTGGAAGCGCCGGAAAGTCTGTTACGTCAGATCGTCCGGGAAGAATCAGGAAAGGGACAGGGAGACGGAAATACCTACAATGTTACAGTTAATGCATCTGGCAGAAAACTGTTAGATATTATTATCAGTGAAGCTGAAATGAGAAGGAATCGGAACGGGAAGAACCCATTTGAGTTAGCATAGAGGAGAAAATATGGAACAGGAACAATTTAAAATAGACAACGTTGTTATAAGAGCACCGGACAGTTACAAGCCGGTGTTCGCAACCACTTCTACAGAAGACTCTAAAAGAAGTCAGGATTTGATTATGCACAATACACCAATGGGGACAATTGGTGGGTATGACATGCAATGGGGCGAGCTTACGTGGGCTGAAATAGCAACCATACTAAATACTGTGCTTAACAAAAGCCAATTCACATTCCACCATAAAGACCCTACTGTTCCGGGAAGATGGATAGACAGAACATTCTACGCATCAAATTTCAACATGGCTGCGCAAACTTTAAAAGATGGGGAAGAAAAGTGGACGGATTTGTCTATTAATGTAAGGAGGATTGAGCCGATTTGATAAATGTATCTACTCAGTTAAAAAAAGAATCTCTTACAAACAGAAATTATTACGTGACAGCAAATGTTACATTGTCAAATGGCGCAACTCTTAAGCTAGGCAAAAAAGACTTTTATCTGTCTGGAAATAGTCTCGTAGATTCAGCAGACTCTGGGGACTTCCCGGTGGGTGTAGCAATAGAAAAAACGGCAAGTTTATCATTGGTAAATGATGACGGACGCTTTGACGGATATAATTTTAATGCTGCAAGGTTTGTTATCTTTCTCAATGTGCGGTTATCTGACAGGATAGAAACTATAAAAAGAGGTACTTATATTGTGTCAAAGAAACCTGCAACGGCAAGCGAAATAAGTCTTTCCCTCTTAGACAAAATGCATAACGCTGATAAGACGTATGATTCTAATTTATCTTTTCCTTGTACGGTCAAGGAACTGCTCTCAGAATGCTGTCAGCAATGTGGAATCACTCTTGGAGATGCAATGTTTCCAAATGCGGACTTTCAGATTCAGAAAGCGCCATCTAATGCGACATATCGTACAGTAATCGGAATGTGTGCCGGGATAGTCGGTGGAAATGCAAGAATTGATGAAAATGACTTACTCAGGATTATTACGTTTGATAAGACATTTACCAATACGACTATTTACGATGGTGGAGCAGTAAAGAACTGGACAAACGGTGATGATCTGGATGGTGGCACGCTTAATCCGTGGACGACAGGGACTGTGATTGATGGTGGTACGTTAAGTAATAACGATTATCACGCGTTATTTTCAATTCAGAATCTACAATATGACGTAGACGATGTCATTGTAACAGGCGTCAAATACGTAGAAGATGAGACCGAATATATGTCGGGTCAGGACGGTTATGTAATCACTATTGATAATCAGCTATTGTCAGGAAATGCACAGGCAGGCATTGAAGCCATTGGGAGTCAATTAATCGGTTTGCGAATGCGTCCTTTCTCATGTGACGGAATTGCCAACGGATACGCCACTTTCGGCGATCCAGTCGAATTTATTGACACGAAGAATCGTGTTTTTAGATCATTTGTAACTAATGTAGAATTTGTGTTCGGTGGTTCAACATCATGGGGTTGCAGCGCAAAGAGTGCCGAAGAAGATGTAAGTGAGTTTGTTGGTGGTCAGCAAGCGGCCGTAGAACAGTCAAAAAAAGATATAGAGAAGAAACTATCTGCCTATGACGTAAAGCTCAAACAGATGAATGAACTTGCAGCGAACACGCTGGGTTTTTTCTATACAGAGGAAGTACAAGAAGATGGTTCCGTAATTACGTACCGGCATGATAAGCCTACACTTGCTGATTCTAAAGTAATTTATAAGACAGGTGTCGATGGATTCTTTTTGTCAGTAGATGGGGGTCAGACATGGAAAGCCGGGTTTGACAGTAATGGAGATGCTGTTCTGAATATTCTTTATGCTATTGGCATCCAATCAGAATGGATTAACACAAGAGGTTTTACAGCAAAAGATAATAACGGGAATACGACATTAAAAATAGATGCCGACACAGGTGCTGTCACATTAGAGGTCGAAAACTTTACGCTAAAAAGTAGAACTATTGAACAGATCGCCAAGGATGTTGTGGATGGGGCAGTTCAAAATAATGTGACTATCCCGAACTATTATGGCACGTATGTACCAACATTGCAGAACTATCCGGCATCTGAGTGGAAAAGTGAAGAATATAAAAAACATGACGGCTCGATTTTCATGAACTTTTCTACGAGCCGGGTATATATGTTTTCTGGGACTGATGGCACTTGGCAGGAACTGGACGCTGAAAAAATTGTCAATTTTGAAAGAGTTTTTAACGCTTTAACGGATAACGGTAAGCAAGAGGGAATTTATATGCAGAACGGACATCTGTATATAAACGCTTCTTATATTAAATCAGGTCAGATTTCAGCTGATTTGATTAATCTGAAGAACATCAACGTTACAAACAGTTCTGGAACGTCAACATTTGCGATTGATAACTACGGAAATGTTACGCTCAGACCTAATACATTCGTGTTAGCAAACGGCGACACAATATATAGTGTTGCGGAAGATAAAGCTTCGACAGCGTTATCGAATGCGAATCGCTATACAGACAATGCACTTAGTGATCTCGACATAGGGAAAATGTCAAAACAAGAGATTATTGATGTGTTAAGCGATAACAGCAGTAATAAAGGTCTGTATCTATCGAATGGTAATGTGTACATGAATGCCGATTATATTAACACAGGTGAATTAGCAGGATGGAAAGTTGGAATTAAAAAGCTTTCAGCAAGTGGCGCGTATGGAGAAGTAACGCTAGATGCTTCAACTGGAGAGATCTATTCAGAGACGAATACAGGAATATATGTACCGGGGTACGGGACATTGTATGGAACGCGTATTAGAGGAATCAATCTTTATACAGGAACCGTACATGCAAGTTCAGCCTCGTTTAATAAAAGCGTTTCGGCGAGCAGCGTTTCGGCAGACAGTGTTTCGGCATCAAAAAAAGTTACAGCAGGTACACATATAGAAGCCAGTGGCCATTTCTATAGCATCGGAACGGGAACAGACCTTGCAGATTTAAGTGTCCGAGGAACAAAGAAAAGAATCCTTCCAACAAAAAACTATGGTACACAGGCGTTTTATTGCTACGAAATGGCATCCCCCATGTTTGGAGACATCGGAGAAGCATCCATATCAGAAGACGGCACATGTCTGATAGACATAGATGACATATTCCAAGAATCTACTAATGTAAGGATTGAATATTATGTGTTCTTGCAAAAGGAAGGAGATGGAGATTGTTGGGTAGACCAAAAAGAACAGACATATTTCACTGCAAAAGGTACTCCGGGGCTTAAATTTGCATTTGAAGTCAAAGCGCGTCAAGCTGACTATGAACACATGCGTTTTGCTGATGCAAGTGAAACAGCTTACGATAGGGCAATAGACACAGACATGCCAGAGCCAGACTACAGTAAAAGCCTTGAAATATCAGAACCCGATTACGAAAAAGAGCTTCTTAATAACAGGAAAAAAATTATTGACGAAATGGAGGAAATATCATGAAAAAAATTCTTACAAGTTTTATGAATCTCAGCACTGGAGAAGGAAGTCGCATTGCTTACACCTATTCAGAAGTAGACGAAAGCACAGGAAGTATCATCAGTCAGAATAATAAAGGTAATTTCCTTGTAATGGATGACAATGTACAGAAAAATCTTGATTCCGTAAAGGATTACATAAAAAATAATTTCCTTTCATAAGGAGGTAAGTCTAATATGGCCAATACATATACAATACAATTCCGGCGCGGTATGTACGCTGATTTTGATACATCGAAAATTCGTCCTGGAGAGCCCGTTGCGATTCTTGGCAATGACCCTTCTGTTCCATCTGGCAAAGCCTTATACATTGCATTTGCGGCTAATGATGTAAGACGATTGTGTTCCATTGAGGATATTTCAGAGATGGTCAATGCCGGAGAATTTGTTGGCCCGCAGGGTCCAAGGGGTGAAAAAGGAGATAAAGGTGATCCGGGAGAAAAGGGTGCGGATGGCACCGTAGCATTTGAATCGCTGACACCCGAGCAGAAAGAATCACTAAGGGGTATCTCTATCACAGCGGTCAGTATCGACACAGATGGAAATTTGACAATAACATTTTCAGATGGTGATAGTGAAAATGTTGGTAATATTATAGGGCCTCAAGGTCCGCAGGGACCACAAGGTGAAAAAGGAGATGTTGGTCCACAAGGTCCACAAGGCCCACAAGGAGAAAAGGGTGAACAAGGAAATGATGGAACATCTCTTAATATCCTTGGTACAAAAGAATCTGAGGCAGACCTCCCTTTAAGCGCAGAGAAGAACGACGCGTATTTAATAAATGGAGAAATGTGGGTTTTTAACGGCACAAATTGGAACAATGCTGGCAGGATTCAAGGGCCTCAAGGTCCGCAGGGACCAGTTGGTCCGCAAGGGCCAAAGGGCGACCCGGGACCGCAGGGCATAAAAGGAGACCCCGGAGAAAAAGGAGAGCAGGGAATACAGGGTCTAAAAGGCGATACTGGGCTGCAAGGTCCACAGGGACCAGTTGGTCCAAAAGGCGAGCAAGGCGATGCTGGCGTGCGAGGAATCACCTTTACTCCTGTTGTAGACAGCAGAGGAAATATAAGTTGGAGTAATGACGGGGGACTTGAAAACCCCCAGACAGTAAATATTACCGGACCGCAAGGCGATACGGGCGCAAAAGGAGATACTGGGCCGCGAGGAGAAAAGGGAGAGGCTGGGGATGCCGGGCCTAAAGGAGACAAGGGCACTACATTCGTCCCAAGTGTGGACACCGATGGAAATATAAGCTGGAGCAACACAGATGGAATCACCAATCCCGAAACAGTCAACATAAAAGGGCCAAAAGGAGACAGGGGAAGTGATGCGACTGTCCCGATTGCTACAACTGAAACTCTTGGCAAGGTTAAGCCCGACGGTAAGACAACATTCATAGACGAAGACGGAACACTCCACGCAAAAGGCGGAGGCGTGACCGTTACCCCTAAACCCGTAAACAACCCAACAATTGAAAATGCAAACACATCTGTCACAATTAAATGGCAAGACCCTGAAAACACGGTAATCAGTGGCTCAACATTTTCTACATGGGCTGGCACAAAACTTGTAATGAAAGAAACGGGCTATCCTGCAAATCCAGATGACGGAACGCTTGTGGTTGATAATACGGTTCGAGATAAATACAAAACCACAGGCTATACAGTCACAGGGTTAACAAGCGACAAACAATATTACTTCGTGCTGTTCCCATACAACACTGATGGCGTATACAACTACGATACAGGAAACAGACTTCTCGGTGAACCAGGGGAATTGAAGATTGTCACATTCGCTGACGGAACGGATGCTGAAATAGCAAGGATGATTAAAGCGCACTACGCAGGTAAAATCAATATTGGCGAATATTGGGCGGTTGGCGACAAGAGAACCATCCATCACAATGCTATGGATGCAACAGGCGTGAGTGAGTCACACAAAGCAAATGATTATGCTTATGTGATCATCGGAATTGAACATGACGACTTGGTAACTGCTATCAATGGCAAGGCCAAAGCCGCTATTACAATTCAGACGGAACGCCTGCTGTATTTAGACACTACGACAGAATATAACAATTCTCTCGATGCATCTCATGAATGTGGTTATATGAATAGCTCAGATATGAATAGCGGCGGTTGGGAAGGTTGTGAAAGACGTACATGGTGTAATAATGTGTACAAGAAATGTTTACCTGCTTATGTCCAAAGCATGATGAAACAGGTTAAAAAGCTGACATCTGTGGGAGGTCAGAGTAGTACAATCAAGACTTCAAACGATTATGCGTTCTTACTATCTGAAATCGAAATTTTTGGTAACATTCCATATTCTTTTGGAGGTGAAGGAACACAGTATCAATACTTTAAGAATGCGACCGCAAACAGGTATAAAAGCCCACGAACTAGCAATTTTTATGCGTCTGGGATTTGGTGGGAGCGTTCGCCTTGCCGCAGTGCCAATGAGTCCTTCTGTGTTGTGAATGAGGCAGGGAATACGAACATCGCCGATGCCAGTCAAGAAAAGAGCCTCGCCCCTTGCTTATGTTTCTAAAATCCTAGTAAATTAATGAATTATTTATAGCTGCATGGCTAAGAACAGGAGGCGCATATGGATAAAAAGGAAATTGCAAATATCTACAAAGCCATCAATCGAGTTTCAAACAGGCTGAATGAGATGTCTGAAAAGTTAGACATTGTGATACGGATGCTTAATGCGGAATCTAATCGTAAAATTCTAATTAATGGTGATGGTATTGACGGTCTGGCTGAACTTGTATCAACGCATGACTCGGCTTTGGACGAACTGGCTACATTAGTTTCGACAATCGGAGGTGAAAATAATGGTTAATTTTTTTGAAGAGCGAATAATCAATGGGCTGAAAAAATGGACAGATGTTCCTGAACTGTGGAATAAGAAGGTAATTGAAAGACTTCAAAAGGATGGCTATGTACTGAATGAGGACGGGACAGTAACAGAATCAAAACCAGGAATAGTGAAATAAAATACGTGCAAGGGAGAAAATATGGAAATTAAAGGAATTGACGTATCATCTTATCAGAGTAAGCCAGACTGGGCGAAAGTATCGAATTCTGAAATTAAGTTTGCAATATTGAGAATCCATCAAAAATCTGGAACTGATTCCTCTTTTGAACATAACTACAAAGGATGCAAGTCAAATGGAATCCTTGTCGGCGGATATAAATACAGTTACGCTCTGACACCGGCACAGGCAATTGATGAAGCTGAGAGCGTAATTTCTGTTCTTGGCGGACGCGGAATGGACTTTCCAATCTTCTACGACCTTGAATGGAGTCAGCAGAGAAACCTTGGAAAACAGGCGATTGAGAACATTGCAGTAGCATTTCTGACCAGAATCAAAAAAGCCGGTTATAAGGTCGGTATCTACTGCAATCTTGATTGGTACAATAACGTTCTGTCAGACACCCTGAAAAAGTACGATTGCTGGATTGCTCGTTATCCGGCTAGTGATAATGGCTCTGTACAGGAAAGATTGCGTCCATCTGTTGGTGTAGGCTGGCAGTATTCCAGTAGAGGAAAAGTATCCGGCATTAGTGGTAACGTTGACATGGATGTATTCTATAAGGATTACAAAGAGGAGGTTTCTGCAATGGATAAAGCTATTGAAAAAGTGATTCTTATTGCAAAAAATGAGATTGGATACCTTGAAAAGAAGAGTAATAGTCAGCTCGACAGTAAGACTGCAAACGCCGGTTCAAACAACTATACGAAGTACTGGCGAGACATTAAGCCATCATATCAAGGACAGCCTTGGTGCGCAGCATTCGTGAGTTGGTGTTTTATGGAAGCATTCGGACAGGAAAAAGCAAAAAAACTGTTGAAGCACTGGCCCTATGTTTACTGCCCAACACTTGGTAATCTGTTTACAAGGAACGCTAATCCAAAGATTGGCGATATTGTAATCTTTTATCGTAACGGAACTTTTGCTCATACCGGCATCGTAACGGCTGTAATCGGAGACAGGTTCTATACCATCGAGGGAAATACTTCTGGCGCATCTGGAATTATTGCAAATGGTGGCGGTGTCTGTGCAAAGAGTTATCTTAACAGTCAGATGCCCGGAACTAAGTTCTGCACACCGGATTACAGTATTGTATCTGATACATCACAAACAGGAGAGAAATATATGTTTAATCCAGAGACAGTAAAAGCAGGAGACAAAAATACATCTGTGCTTCTCTTACAGGAAATATTAAGAGCCAGGGGCTTTAAAGGCAAAAACGGCAAAACCCTGAAACTTACATGGACAGCAGATGCAAACACGATTTACGCTCTGAAAGCTTATCAGGAATCTAGGAAAGATGTTCTGGAAGTGGACGGAGTCTGTGGACCCGCCACATGGAAAGATTTGATTGCCATATAAAAACATCCCGGGGTTAATTCCCCGGGAACTTTATTTATAAACATATTTTGTATCATTTCGGAAGTTTTAGACTGTTATCGTTAGACACACGTTAGTCACAAATAAAAATATTGTTTCCTAATATAATAGTGCCAAAAACACTGTATTTACAGGCATTTGCGCAATTTTCTAAATTCTATTTGTTGGTCGCAATTAATAAAATTAGAAAATAAGACAATACGTGAGATATTAAAAAAGACAGGAAAGACCAGAGAAGACTTTTTCCCGAAAGGATATCTTCTTGGAAAGAGAATTAAACTGACCAAGTCACAGGTTCGTGGTATGATTGGAAGATGGAGACCTTCCAGAGACAGTCCGATGACAATCGGAGAACTGGTGGATGATATCATCA